CTTTCCATTCGTCACATTTGTTTTTAAGATGATTCATGATTTCAAGAGCGAGAGTTTGACCGTCCGGAGTAGTATGGCTTTCTCCGATTAAGGCAACGATACATTCATATAATCCGGCGTATCCTAGAGAAATACTTGAATATCCGTTATACAACAACTCATTAAAACTATCCTCTTTTAATCTTGAAATAGCTCCATGTCTCCAGTGAATAGGGGAAATATCCAATTCGACATCTTTTAATCTTTCATGACGAATCATGAGGGCTTGATAACAAAGCTCTAAACGTTCATCTAAGATAGACCAAAACATATCAATATCATAGTCAGCAGATAACCCAACATCAACAAGGTTTAAAGTAACTACCGTAAATCTTATATATTTCTATATAAGCCAGAGTACACCTTATACTTAATAATTATCTCTTAATGGGAACTTACTATATCCTGCGCTAACAATGTGATTTATATATAATGTTCCTTGGTCGATACCGGCAACAGTTTTTCTGCCAATTTTCAACTCGGTTCCTATTTCCGTGTATGTTTTATCTGTCGTTATAAGCTTTTGTATTACTTCGATAGCTTTTTGATTAGACAGATTGTTTTTACTATTATTGGCTTTGTATACCGGATAAGAAAATTTTTCTTGTCTGTATATTTTGCCATTATTTATATTGGAAATAGTTACGTTAGAAACATTATAAAATTTTCCTATTTCTGTACATGAAATACCTTTTATAAGTAAGTCATAAATATCAGATATTTCTTTTTTAGAAAAATTAGTTTTCACATTGGCTGATTGTATTATAGGGTATTGTATATCAATAAATCTCCAAGTTTCTCCACAATTAATATCGCTTATGGTAGAAGTGGTAACATCATATACACATGCAATTTCTTTCATTGATTTTCCTTTTTTAAGTAATTCAATAATTTCAGATACTTCTTCTATATTTAACTTTGAAAACCTCGTTTCTTGGCCACCAAGTAAAATATTGTATCCTTTTTTAATTGCATCGTATGTTTTAATATAATGTTGTTCTTTTATATCGAGTTCATCTAATGGAATATTCGTTTCAATTATTTGAAAAGTAAAATTTTCTATTCCGTATTTTCTCATGTCTTTATATAACGGATAGTTGCTTCCATATAGATATGAACTATAGTGGTCTTTCCACCTTAACATTGGATTTGACATAATTGTTTGTCCTATATATACAAAATCATTTTTAACGTTTTGGATTTTATAGATTGTTCCAGCTCGCTTCATCTTTTTTCTCCTTATGTGTTATTTCTATAACATTATACAAGGAAGGTTTAATTAAAGCAAGGATAATTTAATTAAGTATGCCTTATTATACTCGTTGAACGTTTCCCATAGTTTAACACCGTAGGGACTTCGATGCTGATTGGCCATTTTACCTCCCTTAGCACTATCTATTAATAATCTTATAAATAATATATAGCTTTTATTTCAGCTTAGGATATCTTCAATATTTTTTTTGTTTTCACAACATTTACGTTTACCGTTTCCAGTTCCGCTTTAGTTATTGAAGCTTTAGGCTCGTTCCAGCAGTTTAAAGGCTTTTCACCACCTGCTTACGCAGATAGGGGGCATAGTTGTCTACCCTGATTGAATCGACCATACCATTTGTATTTATTATTTTCGTCTTTATACAGACCAAGGAAACTACGACATCCCATACAAGGGAATACTTCACCATCATATTCTTCACGCATTTTCTTGGCAGAAATAAAATCAGGTAACATCCGTTTTGACACGCACTCGGCAGCCAGTTCGGTTAAGTAATAATAATCGGAGTCCGGATGGATATTGTTTTCATCTGTTACATAAAGTAATTTTGGGAAGGCGGGAGTTATGTATACACCAACTTCGTTTTTCATTCCAATGATGCGTTGGCGTAACATCTCTTCGATTAACATAGCTGTTTCTTTTTCGTATTCTGGTTTTTCACTAATGTACATAAAGACAGATAAAAATGGAGCTTGGCCATTACAAGTGTTGAAAGTATTTATCTGATATTGAATTGTTTGCACTCCAGCTTTGACTTCTTCATGAATATCTTCCAATGCAAATATTTCGGCAGATACTTGGTCTAACCCACGGTCAAGGTATTTCTTTAATGCTTTTTCGTGACTGATTCTGATAAACGGCGCTAAATGAGATAAACTAATTGTTTGGCCTCCGTATTGGCCATTCGCTACCTGTTGAACAATCTGAGTAGCAACAGTACAGGCTGTCTGTAAAGAATGCGGCTTTTCGATAAGTTTGCGATTAATAACCGTATCATTTTGCAGCATGTCATCAAGATTAACAAGGCAGCAGTTGAAAATCTTTTCGATAAAATAGTCCAAGTCATGCATATGAATAATGCCTTCGTCATGGGCATGTAGAATATTATTTGGAAGCAAGACTCGACGGCTGTAATCTTTCGAATACTCTCCAGCGATTAAATCTCTTTGAGTTGATGCAATATTTGAATTCTTATTCGAATTTTCATTGACAATGTCTTTATCTGTGCCATTAACAATGCCTTCGATTTTTTTATCAAGCTCTGTCTTGTCTCGTTTAAAAGCTTGAACGGCACGATAAGCTTCGTAAGCTTTGGCGGTAATTTTTTGCTTTTTAGCAATCAGCATTTCAAAAACCATTGTTTCGATTTCTGTGATATTAATTTCTTCTTTTCCGGAAGCAATAATATTTTTCTTAATATCTTCAGAAATTGTGTAAGCAATATTTGCTTTAACGATACCAGAGCCATATTTCATTGCTTTGAATATCGCATTATAAATTTTTTCTTCATCAAAATCCACAACATCTTTATTTCGTTTAACAACTTTCATTTCCCTGTACCTGCTTTCTTATGTCTGCTTTAGCTTTTTCTTCTTTATCGTATTCCATAATGGTCAACAGACAGTAATTAGCTAAGTCAATTAAAGTATCTCTTATGTTTTCATACTCTTGGTTTGTATCTTTTTCTCGGCTGCGAGCTAGGTTAATGAACCGATGGTATTTGTGAGCGATTTGAGTTGCGGCTGACAACATTCCAATATCTTCGTACATCTTTGAGAATGAATTGCCATATGCATTGTTTTTAGTCACATAAAGATTTTCGATAAAATCAAGTAATTCTTTATGGGCTTTTCGTTGCTCTTCTTTTGTTGCTTCTAAATTATCCATAACTTCCTCCTTGGGCCTAATAAACCCAATTAATTTTATCACCAGTGCTGAGTCCCTTGTTGTCAAACCTAAGAATCATTTTTTCAACTTTGAACATTACATCATCACCAATAAGTTTTTTTTCACACTTATCTAAGAAATCAGCTAATGGCCAACTTACTCCGACAGTCGCTTGCCTTTCAGCATTGAATAAATAAAGCGTGTAACATTGAGACATCAGTTCCGTCTTAACGTAAAATTTACTTGTATCTTCTGATGCGGCAACAATTTCTTCAACCCGCTTTTTAATGATATTATCGATTTGAGCTAAACCGGCAAATATTTGTGTGTACCTTGGATTGGTTTTGGCTAATTCCGATAATTGGTTTAAGTTAATTCCTTGAAGCTTTTGAATCTTACTTTTTCTTTTACTCATTTTCATTCCTCCTTTCTAATATTTTATCAACTGACAAATCCTTTGAGATACGATACATAATAGTAGACCGTGGTATCCCTGTTTCTTTTGACCAGTCGCTTATATTTAAGGTCTTATCTTTAAAAGTAAGATAAATAGCCGTTGGTGTTGGATTATTCTTTTTGTTTTTTTCAAGAGTAATGGCTGCTTTTTCTTTTCGAAGACAACCACAGCTTTTTATGTATTCGTTGATGACTCCATATAAAGGAAGTTCAACGATATTTCCACAACTACATTGGCATTCAACCCACTCGTCGGTATTCCAAGATTTGTATTTTTCGGTATCGGGTCGGTTGATGCGTTTAATTATTGTTAGTTCGTTTATTGTTTTATTAATAATATCAGTATTTTCCATAGTAACTATTATCTCCTTTACCCGAATATAATCTGTGAGTATGCTTTTTGTACTTGAGGTGTACATTCTTTCATATAAGCCATTTCAGGATAAAATTCATAAAAGGCTCTTCCTTTATATGTTCCAAATTTATTTTTAGCAAAATGTACTTCAAAAATAGGTTGTTTAAATGGCACACCATTTTTCATATAAAAGACATCGGCGGAATCTCCTTTATAATGCACTTCGTTATAAACAAGTAAAATAGCTTTAGCTTCGTATTTTATTTTCACTGTTTCTCTTAGGTCGTCCAACATAGGTCGGCGATTACCGTTAATCTTTTTAAGTTCAGCTGAACAAATCACCACGATATTATGTTTAATTGCCATATCAGAACACCATTGCGCCAAATAATCGAATTTTACTTTGTCTTGTAATCCCGGTTGTGTTGCGATATTCAAATCATGAAAGTTATCAATGCAAACAACTAGTTTTTTATCGATGCCATTAGCATCAAAGAATATTAGTTTTTCTTCAATTTCTTTTTCGATATCTTCAACAAAGGTACTGAATGTCGAATCATAAGCTCGATATTTTCCGACATGAGACCGTAAGTTTAAAATGGCATTCTTGCGGCGAATTAGCATTAATGGATAGTTCATATAATTAAGAGGAGTCTTAACTGCATTGATGGCTAGTTGGCCAGAGCAAGCTGCTACTCTGGCCAATTTATCAGGCATCGCGTCATCAAGTGACAAATCCATTACATAAACATCTTGATTATTTTGAACAATTCCCCATGCTAGTTGGGTAAGAAAGGCGGTATTATGAACACATATATCATTAGCAATGAAATTATGGGTATCGGGTATGGTTAAATCATAAACTTGTTCTTCCCCCATATATTCGATTGAGATAATTTCATCCCAGTATACATCAGAACAGGCTATATCTTTAAGATAGTCATTATTAAAAGCATCGCCAAATGCTTTAATGGTTTTCCTTTGAGCGTTTCTATTATTTCTATATAACGAGCTAGGAATATCATCAGCATATTTTGACTGGTAATTAAGGTATGGAGCTACATCTTTCCATTGGTAATTACCTTCTTCTTTTATTCTTTTTACATCTTTCCATATACCTTTAGGGATGATGTCTTTGTTCGCTCCTTTTTTCAGTACAAGACTGTATCCGGCTTTTACTTCTTCGACCATATCTTCTTTATCGAAGAATCCTATTTCTTCTATATATTTAATAACTTGTTCTGAATCATGGATTTCTAACTCATATGAGATAAAGTTTTTTTTATTTAGTTTAATATTCTTTTGTCGTACTTTAAACATAAGTCCGAATCTTAAAAGTAAATGCTGTAACTGATAAATCATTGTTTTAGATGATGAACAATACCCAATTGTATAGATGTTTTTATCTTTAGTTTTATATATTGTGCCATCACAGGAGAACATTGTTTTAAGTAATTCACTTAAGCACTTCTTTGTTAATGTAAAAACTGACTTAGGTAAAACTTTATCAATTGATTTTGTGTTGATACCAAGGCCGATTGCCCATTCTTTTATAGGGTTTTTCTGTTGAGTTTTATCGGAAACATTAATTGTAATAGCTTTATTATTAGGCTTGTACTCTTCTCGGAAAAAAGTATCGCTGTTCATTAATAAACAACATCTCTTAAATTCATCAAGAAGATAAGGACTAGCTTTGGTAAAATTACACTTTGCTTGCATTAAACTACCATCGGCAATAAAGAAACCCATTAATCGTAATTCATGTTCTGGCATAGTATCTTTACCGAAAACAGGTAACTCTCTTGGTACGGCAATGTGTTCTCCTATTTGTATATCCATTAGCTTTTCCCATCCCTTGATTGTTAAAAAAGGATGGGTGATGGTTGTTTTAATTGTTCTTCCTAATGCGGTTGTTATTTTATAAACAGGTTTAATGCCATCATCAATAAAATGACTAGGTTTTGTTTTCTTAAGTTTTTTGTTATCGCCTAACGTAAAGATAGTATTATTCTGTTCTTGATATATTTGTTCAATTGTTTTTATTTCTCCGGTATTCGCATCAACTATTTCTGAATCATGTACTAGACATTTTCCTAAGTTAGAATCCCCGCCGATAATAATAAATCCCGGGAACAGCCCGCCTTCAAAAGCTTTATCAACACAATCAAATCCAGTTTTAATTCCGACGTTTTTAGCTTTCCATGCATTAGTTTCAAATGAGTCAAGTGTATTCCACATAGCTAATTCATATTCTTCTTGTGGCTTAGATGGGTAATTAAATTTTATCGTTTCTGGATTGGTATTTCCTATCTGAATTGAACAACTTGAATCAGAATAAGCTGTATCTTGTGTAGTGATAGTTGGGCCATAGAAATTGGGTTCGTTTATTGTGATAGTTTCTTGCGTCTCTTGGTCGTTAACCATTACCTGATTGCCCATTAGTTATGCTCCTCGTGATTTATTTAATTATTTTGTTCCTGTACTACCAAACCCACCTTCGCCTCGTTCTGTGTCTGATAATTCATCCACTTCAACGAATGTTGGATGTTCAATTTCCTGAAACAATATTTGGGCAATGCGTTCTCCGTCTTCGATTAAGACTGTTTTGTCGGAATGATTATGCATGGCAGCTATCCATTCTCCTCGGTAATCAGAATCAATTACCCCAACTTTATTAGCCGGAGCTAATCCTTTTTTGGTAGCAGTTCCACCTCGGGCATATAACATAGCTGCATAGCCGGGTGCAAATTCAGTTTGAAAACCCAATGGAATTTTAACAGTCTGATGTGGTTTAATTTCAATGGCGGGGCAATCACTGTCCGCTAGACAAGCATATAAATCTGCGCCTGCTGCTTCTAAACTTTCAAATGAAGGAACCTTTGCTCCGGGTCTAATCTTCTTAACTTTAACTTCTAATAACATTTTGTACCTCTTTCTTTTTTGATAATTTACAGTTTGCTGAATCACAAACTGACATTAATTTTAATGTATTACATCCATAAGACTTTTGTCCCATGAAGATACTTCGGGTTGTTCGTTTTAATTCCATTTCTCCGGTTGGATTGGCATTACCTGAATTCCATTCGGAAATCAGGTCGATGGTTTCATCCAATGATTTGCCATAGTTTTTATAAAAACTGGCCAGACATGCAATAGTAATGTTTCGTTGTCCTTCCGGGGCTCCATTATCAATTAGATATTGAACACAGGGCGGAATAATAGTTAACTTGGCATTGAAGCGCCTGTCTTTCTTTAACTCTTTACTAATAAGTTGATATTCAATAACACATTTCTCAAAAGCTTGTTTGGCAATATGATTGACTTCAACAACAGGTTCAATGTTTATGGTTCTGGGATTTTTTGCAAGTTCTCGTATTTCAGCCTCTGATAGATTTTTTAATTCATTGGCTGTAATTGGTATTTTATATAAACCGCTTTTTTCATGGACGGTATTGGGTATCCGAAACATTCGTTTGTTATCATAAATTTGAGTATCAACGGTTTTGTATTTACTAAATGTATGGATACTTAGCGCAATATTCTTGAAAACATGATTTAATGAAATCATGGGTTTAATATCCATGATATTAGCAGGAACGACGATATGAATACCTTTGTTTCCACTAAAGAATATTTTAACTTGATTTTCGTTGATGTGATAAATAATCTTTAAGTAACTTAATGCGGTAAGAACATCTGCTTTGACGTTATCGTAATTGTTAATATCGTCAAAATCTAAATACAAGTCACCATACAAACTTACATTTTCTAAATATACGTCGCCACATAAGGTTGCGCTTTCAATCTCTGTGCTTTTATAGCGATATGCAGTATAAAAGACACTATGAGCATGACGTTTTTCAATAAAGCTATTAAGCGTTCTAACTGGAATGTAACTGCCACGACTAAACCCCTTTCCTTTGTTTGACTTAAATCCATATCCGATTTCAACCAAATAATACTCTTTTTCGTAAGACATACTTATCGCCTCCTGAGTATTTACAGTTATTTATAATTTGTTCTAAATAACCTTTTGCTGTTTGGCTGTAACCTTCAAAGTCATTTAATGAGAATATCTTTTTGTCAGATTGGTACATCCGGGCAGCAGCTTCTATCATAAAAAGAACCTTGTCTAAACTATATTTTTCTATCATATGTTTTAATATGCCAGCCATTCTTCTGGGATTGTATTCTTTTTCGTCGGTCATTCCTTTGGAATAAAAGTATTTTAATAAATCTTCCATGGTGTAACTGGCAACTGGCTCTAAGTAGTAGTCTACTTTGCTGCTAGTTATGGTTCCACTATCTACGTCATGTGTAACAACAGGTAAGGCACTCATTAACTTAAGTTCTTTGTGGTAATAAACAACACCACTTTTGATTAAGTTTTTTTGAGTTAACTTATCGTATTTATAAAAAGATAAAGATGAATGATTATGAAAAGCATTCATGATATCTTTCATAATGTCTTGATAGGTATAGCCATTCCCAAGGGCAGTAGCTAGACCATTAAGTAATGTAGCCTGTTTACTTTTCCCAGGAATTTGTTTTTCAATTAACACGATATACGCAGCAGCCAAATCATAAATAGAACCTTGCTTAACTAGCAGTCCATTTTTCCCAAACTGTCAATCCATTTTAGGAAACTGTCAACATTGGCAGCAGTAAGGTCAGCTTTTGTTTTTAGCTTTTTATCCCATGTTTTTATATAATTATTAAACATATCGTCATTTAAGATATCAAAATCTGTTTTGAATTGTTTAATACCGTCCATTTGATTTTGAGAACAACCTTTGTATCGAGGCTGCGGGTCATCAGGCCCGTATACACCATTAGGTGGCTCTTGTATTGGTTGTTGAGTGTTAGCTTGAGAGTTTATGGGTTGAATTTGTGGAGGAGGTGTGGTTGGCATTACAGCCGTTTCAAGAGTAATATTATTTTGAGATACTTCCGGATTGCCTATTTCTGGAAAAGAAGAAATGTTTGGCTGAGTATTCGTATCTGGAAGATTTAGTGAAGCGGTTTGACTAAGAGACTCCATGATTTGTTCTGGTGTCATATTTTGACTTTTTGCCATTTCTGAATCCAGTAACGGGGAAACAGATTGATAAAGCTGCGGTGGATTGGTCTCCATGAGTCGGAGACAAGCATTGCTAATAGCTCTTTCGTGATTGGTTGGATAGTCTTTTAATTTACAAAAAGACCGTCCGGTGAGAACCCTCCCGGGAATATAAAGAGTAACTGTTGTGCAGACCGCTGAGTTATCAGCATAGAATTTTTCATCTGATATTTCCCATGTCCAGTTTTTATTAAAGCTCTCATCGAGAATGTCAAAGATGCTTTTTTCTGGCACATTTTGGATTGTATTTATTGAGATTTTTTGCTCAATGTAATGTTTGCATAGTTCCGTGTTGTTCATTTTGTAACTCCTTTCAATATAACCTTGTTTGTTAATAATACAACTTAAAATCCTAGATGTCAATAGTAAAAATAGAAAAAGACCAGAAGATTTTCCGGCCTTTTTCTATATTATTTCACGAGGTTAAAATGAAAAATATGGATTTTACTTCTTCATTGTACTCCTCTATTTAGTTAATTGCAATTGCATTTACGTAATTTTATACTTTATTTTGCAAGCATAGATATTTGGGGTTGTCTGATTCCCCTCAATGGTAAATCGTATCATCATTTTATGACCCTCAAGGATAAACGGACAGGTTGATGGGATTTTGTGAATATTTCCATTTGAATCGTAATAATAGTATTCTTTTGAAACGCCAAAGTTACTGTCTTCCGAAGGGTTGATATTATTAAATAAAACCTCCGCATCGTAAATTTTAATGTTTTTGTCAGTTTCTTGAAACGAATACACCATGTCAAAAACAGAATAGTCTCGGGTATAAGTGTTATAAATAACATCTACATCCCTTAATCCAAAGTACCAAGTCCGTCGATTATTTTCAGCGTCAAATTCATAATTTCGCTGCCGCAGCTTAATCTTTATCTGATTGGTTTGTAAATTTTGAAAGTTAAACTTTACATCAGAAGCATTGTCGATTGACCAATAGGTATAAGTATTGTTAAAAATGTCATTGGCTTCTTTTTCACTACATCCTTTGTGTTTGGTAAATCCGGGAATTGTTTGCCATGCACCGTTTGATTTATATTTAATATCTATAATATCGACATACCCAACCGGAAAAGTTTTAAGAATAATCTCATTCATCAATCGGGTTGTAATAATATCTTCCGGTAGACCGATAACAATTTCGTTTTCGATGAATTCCACATCGGGACTGGTAATAACTTTCCGAAACCAAATGGTCGCATTATTTCCATCGAAAGCATTGTTAATATCGCTGTCTTCGATAGAATAAATATTACCACCAACTTGAAACGAGTCTGGTCCAATATAAGCTTGTAAGCTCGGCGGGACTAAAGTCTCATCATATGTTTCATCATAAAGCCGGGTTTTACTGATACTATTGGCGATATGCGCCGTGATGTCATTGGTGCTCTGGTCAATCACACAGCCGTAACCATCATCCATTGTCGTCGCATTGTACGCATATTGAGTGATATAACGATACGCTCCGTCCACACTAATAAGATTATTATATGATTGAGTTAACTGGTCTAATTGGCTCAGGGCGGCTTCGAGTCGCTTTGTATAACAAATAGATTCGATGTTATTAGCCAGATTCATTTCATAAATTGTTTTCTGTAAGGCATTGGCTTTATTGAATAAGTCAAGAATGTCATTAAATGATTCTTGCTGCATCAAGTTAAGTTCATGACTGTCCATCGGTGCTCGGTATTTAAACTCTCGCTCCCGAATAGCTGGTATGTTTTTAACAAATAATTTACTATCGTTCATTATTCCACATCCTGTTCTATTTCGTATTTTCCTTTTGTAAATCTTTTATCGTGCATCCATTGGTCAGACTCTATTTCTATTTGTGTAACCTGATTCAGAGTTTTTGCTTTAATGGAGTTATCTCCGTTGATGGCTTCGATTAATTTATTATAACTGTTTTCGATTTGTGAATACAATCCATACAAACTTAATATATTTGATTTAATCATATGATTAACTTTATCGTGTTTGTATGCTTCAGCTGGCCCCCGATATCGATTATTAACCCGAGTTGCTTCCGGATAGTTGTTATTTAAATAAATCGGATTGTATCCTGATTCAGAAGTGTCATCTTTTTTTAAGCCGATAATTGATATTGTTGTTTCAACAGTTGTTTCTTTTTCTTTGTAAGATATCAAAAACTCATTAACCCCAATAAACTTAATGATATTACTATTGATTTTAAAGTTTTTTATTACAACAATCGCGCCATCGGAATAATGAGCTTTACAAATGATTCGTTCAACACTGAAAAAACTGCCTAGATAAATATCCGGGCCGGTATAAACAGCTTCGATAAAGTTTAACATTACATCTGGTTTAATTCCAATCACAATCATGGTCGTTGAAACTTTGCCCGCTTTACCGGTATATTCAACTAAAACATAATTGACTCCTTCATGGTCGATATTGGTTGTTGAAAAGACACAAAGGTTTGAAGGAATGTCTTCATAATAAGTATTGGCATCATCTGAAGATTTATAATAGATTTTAATCTTGCAATAGCTGGTTTCAAAGGCATGATTGATTTCGATATTAGGGCCATTATAATAAGCAATAAGCCGGGAGGAAGAAACAGTAAAAAGAGTTACAGTAACCGTTGCCCAAAAACCGTTATAATATACAGCGATAGCACCTGAATTTGTTTGACTCACAATATTCCCGTTAGGGAATGTGAAATCAGTGACGGTTGCACTCGAACCATCCGAATACTCAGCGACAACCACAAAATATTTTCGAAGGGCTTCTTGTTCATAAGAGATATCCGGTCCATCATAATAGGCCCGAATACCAGTTAGTTTCTTAATTCCTTCAACAACAATTGAAGTTTTAAAAGTTATATGTGTCGGAGTAGTATAACTAATCGTAAAAACATTACTACCTACCTGTGTCACGATTTTATTAGCTGGTTCAATAAAATAGCCTTGTTTGATTAAAGCCCGATTCCCGTCTGAATAAACGGCATAAATATGAAGAGCTGTTGGATTATCGTAAAAAGGGTCGCCGACAGCAACCGGTTGTCCCAGATAATTTGCCACAACAGTAATGATTTCCGGCGTAGCGAATTCATCGATATAAATAATTGAGTAATGGTCAAAAACATTCTTCGTTGAATCACAATGAAAGATAACACAACTATGTTCAACGATAAAAGGCTCATAATAATAAATACAACTGTTTGCTGCGTCTTGCATATCGATATTTTTATCATAAAGACCAATCTTATTGAGTAATGTTGCGTAATTACTGTCAATATCTAAAATCGTAGTATAACCAAATTCAGAGATAGGAACGACTTTATAAATAGAACCATTGGTGATACTGGTTGGATTATTTATTTGAATTTCAGGCGTTCCATAAAACACCTTAGTTGATATTGGCAGCTGGCTAAATGAGCCACCGTATTCTTTTTTCAAATCAAGAATAGGCGTTCCTTCAACTCGACACCAGTTAAATGTAAATACAGACATTATTTTTCCTACCTTCCTGTGATTCTAAAATTGATTAACTCCGGTGACACATTTTTATCGTTAGAAGTAAGTACAGCCATGATTCTAAACTTAATATGATTACCTTTGAAATAGTTTATCATATCTTCTCGAAGGCAATAATAGCTGACAAAATAACCCATGTCGTCTAATTCCGATTTTATCATTTCATCTGGGTCACATTTAACGTAAATATAACCGTCCTTAATCGTATAATATTGATAATTCTCACCAATCATTTTATCCAAAATAGTATTACTGGTATACCTCATTGGTACAAAACCAAAAACATCGTTTGTTAAATCTTTAAAATTCAAGTTATGATATAACCGATTGGTTCCGGCATTTGCACTGGGACAATACAAAGCAATTTGTATTTTATTAACACCTTTATGAAGAGCAAATGAGTAAGAATTATCATTCATTGTGGTTACTTCATATCCATTTAAAAAGACTCGTATTTTTGCATTAGCAACATCGGTCTTATAAGTTGTATCTGTAATTTTGATAAACTTATTAAATAAATTAGCTGATGACTCTAACGAAACAAATTGAGTCATAACATACAAAACATTGGTATCAATACCGAATCCAGTGTAGTTATCGCAGTCTATAAACTTTTGGGTCATATTACAATTGGCAACATAATCGCTAAAATCCATTGCATTTAAATCAAACCCATCGGTATTTGAGTCTCCTTGTTTTCGATTGTATTTTTTAATCGACCACATATTATATGCTGGTGTGACTTTAATACTGTTTGTATTGACATTTGGCGGCAGCTTATACAATCGATATAAATTTAAGACTTCTCCTCGTTGACCAAAGTCCCGGATATGTGCATTTAAAATCTTATGTCGTTTTTCAAACATGAATAACTTATGGTCTTGGTGATTCGTTATGGCGTCCCAGCCTATTTTATCTTTTTCGTTATCGAAACCAATAAAATAATCAATGCGGGTGTTATTAAAAATCATATCAGTTGCGTCAAGCTTAATCGTACTGGTCAAATCATCAAAATCAATAACCTTAGAAACAAACACTGATTTACTTTCGAACTTTTCATTGGCAATCGATAAATTCTTTAAAATAAAATAATATTCATAAAAAATACTATTGGATTCATCCGTTATTATTCCGTCTGGCTCTGGTTTATGGCAAGTCAGCCGAATATATCGAGCTGTCTTGGCATTGAAATTCCATTCAATATAATCCCGATTTTCCATGTCATAAACCGAAATAAAGTTTTCACCATCTTCAGACAAGGATAATTCACATAACATTGAACGAGTCGATGTATAACTAAACGAGACCATGTTAAATTCAATAAGCGAACCTAAGTCGACATCCAGTGTAATTGATTTTTTTCTGTCGTTTGTAGACTTACCTGATAAAATGTATAAATCGCTGATGGTATCGGTTAGTATCTTGTCAAGAGACCCTTGAGTTTTATAAGACTCAAACGAATTCAGTCCGTTCAGAGTAATTCCTGCATTAGTCATGACTACTTTATTTATTTTATTATTGGCTTTATCTGTATAAAGTTTTTTCTGAAGTAAATCAACAAAGGAGGTAGTATACGGGATATTTCGTTTCTGATTACCATAAAACTCAATCGCATACATATCATCAAAGACTTGAACATATTGTTTGACCCGACTGGTTGATTTCAAAGCTTCGGTTATGTTCTCAACCCTGAGTGATAATTTCGTAATAGCGTTCCGGACTTTATTTTTTTCAAGGTCGTAGTATTCCTGCATCGCTACTGCTTTATTATTTGTTTCGATATTGGCTTGATAAATGGTTGTAATATCTTCGTTAAACGTTGAGAAATTATGATTGTAATCGGCCTTGTTAGATTCTTCATAGGGCAGCTGTTTAATCGGACTATAATATGGCATTCCTAACGTATGATTATCGAAATGTTCGGTCAGTAATTTATTGAGTTCATAGTTATTCGGCTCAATACCTTTTTTAAGTAATTCTTGAATAAGTTCTTCAGTTTTTCGTTTTCTTTGGATTGAACTAATACTCAATAGTCTCACCTCCTGTTGTAAGTTTTAGCTTATATTCATAGACAATAGGTGTTGCGTGTTCTTTATTGTCAATGTTTTCTGGTCGATTCATTGTTATCTTAATCTGAATTGACCGAGCTTCGCCTACGATGCTTAAATTTTTACTTTTCTTTGAAGTATTATCACTTGTCAATAAGTTTTCAATTGAATCATTGTTGACATAGTATTTATAAATACCAGCATAAGCGCGATGAATCGGATATATTTTATGCCATGTGATTCCGCCATTCAAACTAATAAAATACCCAACGATTTCTGAGTCTTCTCCCGGGATGTATTCTTTTGATTCTAAACAGATACTTGTAATGACATCATCCGTTGTAAATATTTTGCTGACGTATTCACCTTTTTCGGTAAACGTATAAGAAGACATATTAATACTTCGAATACCAATCATATATCGGTAGGCTTCAATGATTTCCTGATTGGCTTTTTGAGAAATACTACTTTCGGGCAAAGAGAATAATTTGTTTTTAATGTATTCAGAAGATGATTCTTCTGTTTCACTATCGGCGTAAGTAATCCATTGCGTTGCTGGGTTATATTTACCCCCTAAGAGACTCACTGACGGTTGATTTCCATTAACCCGAGCAAACATGTCAGAGTAATCAAAGTCTTGGAATATGGACATATTAGAGGTATCCGCAGAAGTATAATAAAAATGACCAATCTTTGTAGAATATTTTGAAGGCTGAGCAAATGTAAACTCGACACGACTAACGCTTTGAACTGGGAAAGGGAAAACCAAGGTATCATCAAAAACTTTATTGACCGCTACTTGGTAAACGTTATTTGAACTCGTGATAATTTCGCATTTTTCTAAAAAGCAATTTTTAACACCTTTGATTTCAGAGAGATACGGAATAATCGTAACCCATGAACAAATCGAACCAGCTGGCAACGTGGCGACTAATTTAAGTCGCAGTATTTCATTATTATTAACCCAGCTTACTCCTTCGTCATATTCAAATCCATATGAATTACAGCTTTTTCTAGTTTCATCAGTGACAGAAAACAGTTCGAATTCAAACCATGTATCTTTATTATTATCAATTATAGCTTCGGTATCAAGATGGAGACCATCTTGGCCAATGAAATGCAGCTCATTATTTAGTGTATCAACACAGTGTGTATTCCCGGGAAATCCATTGCTAATCTCGTTGTCAATTTCTATTTTGGATATTAAAGTACTTGTGCTCATGTTTCGCTTAAGAGTTAAAATTCCATCCAAGGTATTGACATGACAACTATCCGAAGAACTTTCATTTCCTGTCATTTCTAAATCATTAAATAATTCAGTAAAAATAACAGTTCCGGTTGGTTGATTTTTTGCGATGCTTTCGCTTATTGCGGCAATCTTTTTTGTGATATAAGCAAGTTCATTGGTCATCATAAGTCGGCTTAATTCTGCATCTGTAAAAGACTGTGAAACTAAGTTATTCAAAGCTTCACAGTCTTTAATGATGTATTCCATGTCACTGACTGATTCGAGAATCATGGCATTGTATTCGTCAGACATTGGAGTACTAACGGCTGGCCGATATTTAAATGTCGGGTTGGTCAATGATAGATAAAATTCAGCCAGCATATTTTTAATTCGATAATAATATTCTGTTTCTGTTCTGATGTTACCATTGTCGTAATCGTAACGGATTTGACTAAGCAAAGAAGAAAGCTTGTTATCTATTGTTAAACTTTTATCAGTATATTGCAACAAGTTTCCCATATGAATCTCCTCTACTTTGTTTTATTTTTAATTGATAATAGCTTCGTTAACGTATCTAATAATTCTGCCTTTCATGAAGGTAGCAATATTGCGCATGCTCTCTTTTGCTATTTCTTCACTAACGGCTTGGTTAAATGGTAATTTTGAAATAGCCTGATAAGCTTGTGCTCCGATTTCGTCTGGTATTAAACCTTCCTTCATTCCTTCAATAATCGGTGTGGCTGGAAATGGGCAAGTCTTCATATCCGAAAATTCTTTTAAGAGACTTGCCGCCTTGTCACATACTATTTTAATTTGTTCTTCAGTATAAGTCATAAATCTGTTTCCCCGCTTTCTTTTATTGTTAGATTGTTGTAAATTCCAGTTTGTATTTATTGAGAACTGGCGTTATCCAGCTGTCTCTCTTGGTGTTACGACGCAAGATAATTTTTAAACGTATCTTACAGTCAAAACTTGGGTAATTAAATTCCATTTTTTGTAAAGAATTAATGGGTTGATTGAAATAAATATACCTTCCATTAGTATAATACTGTATTTTATTGCTATTTGCAATAAAGTTTTTGTAGCTTTCAGACGGATTCTCTTTATTAGTAACACAGAGAATAGCGCTATCTTCTTGATTAGTTTGATTAAGTACTTTATTTGTTGTGATGTCAATAATCTTAAGATAACTAGAAGTCAAGGTTGGATTTATCCGACTATAAAATGGATAACTTTCAAGTTCATAACAACCGGTTCCATTACCCATTATTTCTTCATAAGAGGAAGATGGAATGGGTTCGTCATTACTAATTAAACTTAATTCTTTTGAAGAATCTGTTGGCTGATATGAAATCGTATATAAAGCAAAGTGGTCAATATTTGAAATTTCGACTGCAATAACGTTATTGTCTTTATCATATCGTAAGATATAATCTGCATCTTCTATCATGACAATATCGTTTAAATACAGAACCGGTCGAATCATAACAACACTTTGTTCTCCTTTTGCATTGTAAGTGACAACATTTCCGCAGACAGCGGTATGTCGCAAATAACAATAAGCGTAATCAAGTTGTAATAATTCTTTATAAATATAGTCCTTATTATAAGGACAGATAGGTTTCCAGTCCTGATATGACGGATTCTTTTTGGTTGTTATGTAAAACTCAATATCGGTTGCAATGTGGCCATCAGTTGTCCTGAAATGCTCTTCTTCGGAGTAAAGTTTAATCGTATCAATTGGGCCGTCCACTTCGATTTCCTGAGAAACATAAATGCCTGCTTTTTGAAATTCAACAAAATTAGGGGCAATATTGTAAAATCCATAAGTATATTGATACTTTGTAACAGGTAGATATTTATCATTATTGTTGATTAATAAATCATTAATATCAAGGGTCTTGTTTGTAACCATTTTATTATTAATGTATTTCCAGACCGGATTGTCCGCAGCTCTATCTAAGTATAACGGAGCAAAGACCGAAGTGTTTTCCATGGCCGCATTGTTATTTGTATCATAAGTGGCATTAAACCACAGTTCGTTTTTAAACATTTGGTTGCATGAAATCATAAAAGTCTTTTTAATGCAATGCAATTGGTTAACTAAAATATATAATTTCTTGCAGGTAATTTGAGGAAAATGAAAAGCATATTCCTGACTGATACTTTCACCATTAAGCCATTCATATTCTTTATTGTCTGGACTGACGATATCATAAACATCATCATCTTCATCGTCAGTCAAAGAGTATCGAATAGCAATAACATCCAGTGGAAAATTTCCAAAAGGCCGTAAGACGACTTCATTTATTTTAGCCAATGCTTCAAACGTTAGACAGATTTCACACATGGCACCTCGGGGTAAATCATAAAAAGACCGATTGGTTTTTCCAAGTCCATTGACATTTTCAAATTCTTCGCCAACAATTTTCATTTCAGCATCGGATAGAATAGTCTCTGACCAATAGCTACTGGCGGACGTATCAATGGCGTTTTCAAGTTTAGCTTCGGAGTTATAGGCTTTAATAAAACCAGCTCCGTACTGTTTTGATAAGCTAATTTTACCTAACTGAACGCCAGATTTATAAACCATGACGTTTTGCTGTCTTGTATAATTTAAAGTAATGTTTTCCTGTTCTGAATTGAATCGGACATAAGTAGATAATGGCATGATTTCACCATATCGTTCTGTATAATAAGACTTATCCGGTTCTTGATAGTTCTGTGTTCTAAATCCTTCAACAAAACAATCAGGAGACCCAGCTGTTCCAATAACCGCTTCGTATTCATCAAGTTTGTCATTCAGAGCAGCAACGCTAGAATACAGTGTATTAATAATGCTTTCGTTTAATTGCTGGTGACTATTAATGGCATTGTATATTTTATTGACATAACCAAATGTGGTAATAATATCTAAGTAAATTTCATAAGCTGTTTGATTATAATCGTCAGCATTGGTTAAATCTTCTTGTAATCGAACAGTTGTTGCAAGTAATCGAGATTGAGTTTTAGCAATAAGACTATTTTCATACAGCACTTTTTCAGTTGAAGTCATGTACCGGATATTATCTAATTGATTAATGACTTTTGCTATCATTTCTTCTTTTATTTTATCAAGAGAAGTCTTCACTTATATTTCCTCATTTCCTAATACTTGATAATACACTCTTGGATTTATAAAAAAATCACTGAGTTTTTTAACTGGATATTCTAATACATAATAGCCATTTGGAACTATTGGCGTCGATACCCAGTTCCCATCTTTATTAATCGAAATACACATTTGTTTTACATTTTTTAAGGCTAAGTCCCAATGAAAATAATTCATAAACGTTAAGTCATCAAAACGATATCGTTCTTCAGTGAGGTTTCCAGTATAGCAACGCATACTTCTGCCTTGAATACGATATAGATTATCATCAGGAATGAGCGCTTTAACAAAATTATTTTTATCGTCAGATTCTATCTTGATTAAATCAATATTCAAGTTTTTAAGACTTCGTATCGTTTCCGGTGTATATTTACAACAGCCAATGACATATTGATTTTGATAGACAGCAAGATTGGTTGCATAAAAATCAGGTACTTTATCAATAAAATTAGACTGAATATTGATTTTACCATTACTTGAATAAAAACCTTGAATCACCACATTTGTCTTGTTATTATCCTGAAAACTATAAGGTAATGGTGTCGTAATAACAGTCCCGTCACTCAAATTATGTTTTAAAAACATTTTAACCTTGGAGTTGTCAACGGTATTAATAATCGTCGATGGGACATTATAAGATAATTCTTTGGATTCCATGACGTTCACATGACCAGCAGAACCAACTGTTGTACTGAAAGATTCTCCGATAACATAAACATCTCGATAAGTAGACATGGCTTGAGAAAAACAACCATAACCGTATTTCATTTTCTTATTTACAAAACTAGCAAGTTCCGGATAATCTTCGAAATTAAATTCAAAATCAGGAAGAGTAGTTGGATAAATATCTTTTACTCCATTTATCGTTTCTGGCTGCCATGTATTTGGTGTGTTGTAGTTTACCCAAACCTTAACATTATTTTTAGTGCGTTTAACTAAAACAGTTACCCCATTAGTTAAAGCGCTCCATATGTTTCCGGGTCCGATTTCTTTATATGGAATTATTCCGGGTTGTGTGACAGGACGACCTACTCCAAAAAATGTATTGGGTGAATAACCACCGGTATAATTTAATAAAACAGCAGCAATGGAGTTAGAATTAGTATCTGCCCTAACCCCTCCTAGTGCAACGAACAGACTTAAATGATTTCCTGTTTCTTCATCATAGGCAATAATCGTAGAAATAGTATCATCATCCCCATCAGTAGAACTGAACGTTACTCGATGGGTATAAGTTTCAAATTTACTTAAACCGATAAACATTGTATGGTTGTTTTGTTCGTTATCGGTATAGACAAATGATTTATTGACATCATCCCATGTCCAAAACGATTTTGTCGGGTCAGTGGTTGATTTTCCTATTTCGGTTCCTTCGTCAAATATTAATTTAAGAGCGTCACCCTCTTCACTTCCGGCCTCAATGATTACACTGTCAACGACTGGAACGCATGTAAATGTTCCGTCTGATAATGGAATTTCTCCATCAGCTATAACGTGATAGGATTTCTTTAAATTGTTACTTAGTTTGTTTATGTCTTCCTGAGATAAAGTCCGAAGTGTTTCTTGAATAAATTTATCTTTTTGAGTTTTTATTTCTAAGTCAGTATATTCTTTTGATTCTTTTATCCATCGGATATCATTATCTACCATATCTTGGACTATCTTAAGATAATTCTGGGCTTCAATTAAAAGATTTGAAATAGTTTCAAGGCCGCTTCGTAAAATAGCTCCCGTTTCTCTTTGACTGTATTCCAGATTTTCATAATATTTATTAATCGAGTCTTTAAGATATTCTAACATAATCAAATCTATTTCAGTTTTTTCTCCAGTGTATCTTAATATGTTAATTGTTTCTTCATTCTCATGGATATGCATTTCTTTAGAAGATTCAATTGGAGTTAATATTTCCAGAAGGCCATTGATATCGCCGATAACGTGATTATGATACAAAGGACTTCGTATATCTGATAACCGTGGGTCATCACCTTCGCAAATCGTATTATCGATAATACCAAAGTTTTTATTAAAAGCTGTTTTTTTATTAAAGCGAGGCTGACCGCCGAAATCACGAATGGATAAAATTAAATGACCGGTCTTTTGATTTAACGAGAAGATAAATCCTTTTTCAATCGAAATAAATTGCTTAAAGCGAGTCAACGATTCAAGGACCATTTCTTCAATTGATTCTTTGGTATAATTATTCTCAATATCAAAGTAGCGTTGGATAATTCTTAGCAAATACTTTTCAATGTCAGTTCTTTCTTTTGTGATAATATTATTATCATGTTCTTTAATATTCATGTGTTATCTCCCTTATATTATAATTTCTTGTTTTGAATAAACGTTGTATATAATATTAGCCGATTGTATTTCAGGAGGGATAACACCGGCGGTTGTTGTTAATTTAAATATCATTTTATTGTTTACACAAACCGTACTGAGCTGGACCGCCCCATCTATATTATTGTTTTTAATAATAATATAAGGCAATGCTCCGTAAACAGTAACTCCGGCATTTTGATATTCAATTAAGGCTTCGATTTGACAGTTTTCTAAACTTACATTTCGAGTTGTCAATTCTGAAAGGATAGCTGCATTAATACTTTTTTCGGCGACTTGTTCTTTTAGGCTACTGCCAACATCAATTAATGAAGCAATTGAAAAACTCATTGAACCAACTAAGGTATAAGTTGTTTGAGCAATATCAATCAAACTCTGAATTTTGTCCCGGGTCATACAGGTATTAATAACTTCTTGAACGTAAGTTTTAAGATTTATAATTTCAGTATTAGTATAACCTTTCGCCTCTAAAAGATATTCTTGATTCTTTTGAATGATAAAATCTCTTAGGTCATTAACTTGCTGTTTAATCGTTACAATTTCAGTATTGACAGTGGTTATTTTTGCATCAATGTTTTGTTTATATAATATAATTTCATCTCTGATTTGTTTGACGATTTCGTCTACTTTTGTTTCGAGAGAATCAAGAATATCTAAATCGATAATTGTTTTATCTCCAGTATAAACAAGCATATCAATTACTTGTTTATTCGTGTGAGAGTGACTTAATCCATCGATTCGAGTGACCTTGCCAAGAATGGTACTAAGTTTGCCTTCGAGTCCGATGATATTTTCTATTTCGTGATTATGGTTAACTGGTGTCCTGGCATCAGATAGTCGTGGGTCATTTCCTTCACAGGCAGTATTCTGTTCGTTCCCAAATGATACATTAAAAGCCGATAACTTTGGAGCAATTAAAGGCTCTCCATGTAAATCGGCCAATGTAATAGAAATAGCTCCGGTTCGTTTCTCTCCACTGGGAAGCGTTATACTAAGAACACCAATGTCATCATAAGAAAGTTCTTCTTTCATTCGTTCAATGGCTTTTTTAATAATATATTCACGAGAGGTTGTTGAAGCAACACTATGCGTGTTAAAATATTGTTCGACTAGATTAAGCAAATACCGTTCGACGGTGTCGGTGCTTTTTATGTATCGACTTTCTGATAGTTCTTCCATTCTCATTTATCTTCATCTCCTTTCTTATTTGTTTTTTAATTGGGTAATCTCAGCATCCAGTTCATCATAAACCGGACATTGCTTACAATTTCTTACGATTTGAACGTTTTCTAATCTCTCTGTTCCAATATCCGTAGACTGTTGAACTTTTTGTAACACATTTTCTGTTTCGCCTAAACTGTTAAAGTAATCTCCATAATATAATTTATGTATTTGGTTAACCTCAACCCCTTCATAATCTGGGTAATTAGTTTTAACATACGCAAGGCGACCGTCATTTCCTGCAAAGTCATAAGTAAGTGCTACCGTATTTAACGGCTGAAGCACTTTAACAACTTTATCATCTTGGGCTCTGTCTCTGACTATAATTGTAAGACCATCGTCAGAGCCTATTTCTACGCTAGGGAAACCGGGCTAAGTCTGGGTTGGTCATTCCATAATTGGATTCAACTTTGGCATCCCAATACAGTATTGCATAACCATTAACGTAAGGTTTTTCTTCAAGTGAGTTTGCTTTTAGTTCTGCAACAATCTTAAAACCATAAGCTATATTTTCAGTTAAGTGTAATGGCAACTTTAAAGCATTGGGAACAATGGGCCACCGTTCTCCAGTATGGGTTTCGATAAAGTATTTAATGCTGGCTCCAACCGGAACATAATCATTAGTAATCAAAAAGAAATCATTTAATTCGATTTCTACACCATGAACACTATAAATTTCAGTACTGATGGCAGTTCCTTGTAATGACTGACTGTTGATTGTCAGTAATGACTTTTCATAATTAATATCAACAGAGCTAGATGCCGCAGCATTTAAATATTCTCCGGTTTTGTAATAATCAATAAACATCGCATTGGTGTATAAATTATTATTGAAAATCGTATAAACGCGTTCTTCGAAAGCGGTATCTTTAACTTGATTCGTGTCTTGTTGCTGGTCATTTAAATCAGTCTGCAATTGATTAACGGTGGTGGCGTTAACTTTTTCCTGTGATTCATTTACGTGCCGTTTATACTGAGTATACTGTCGTTTATTGTCGTATTCGTTTAGTGCCATGATTTATTTCTCCTTTTCTAAATTATGATATTATGAGAACCATAAGAATAACTCTCGGTAAAAACCGGCTTGACGAATATTTCTCCATTCGTTTCAAGCATATAACTTCGGGTGATTAAGTCTTGATAATATTCCATTTCCATCTTGTCATTAATCGAATACTCTTTTGAGACGGTATCCAGTGTAATTAACTTAGTCAATCGATTGTATTTGTAACACATCGAACTCAAAATAAAACCGTTCAAAAATAATCTGAACTGATGGTCTCTATCAAGATACGCATCATACGGCAATTCCCATGTAGCGTTACTATTATAAGGTAAATTAATACGATTGATATAAACATCTGGCGTATTTGGATTAGGAATCGTCTCTAATAACTCAATACGAAGTCCTGATTCATAAGTAGTATCTTTAAATTGGGCATATATTTGATATTCAAGAATATTTTTTGCCTTGAGTCTTTGAAATGTAATGGTCTTTTTTAATAGGGCAGGTATAATATAATCCATGAGTCAGCCTCCTTATGTTGCGACTGTAAAATGAATGGGTTCGGATATATTTTTATAGATATCTAATAAATATACCGTAAAAGAATAAATATGATTCGGCAATGCTTCAATCTGCATTTTAATAAAATTCTGAACCGATGATTCGGAAAATATGCCGATAGGCTCTTCAACCGGAATAGTGTATTTATTTAAACCCAATTTTCGGTATTCTATACTATTATAATATACCCCGTCTTTGCGAATGATTTGATATAACTTAACATCATCATCTTCAGACTCTTTGAGTTCAATAATTTTATTCAGGTCTTCCGGGTCAGTCTTTTTTAGAATAATCATTTTTTCGATACTGACCGGTAGTAAGCTTTGAAAAGTGGGTTCGCTAAAAGAACTGTATTCGGAGTTGTATACGTTTTGAATTTTATATGACTTGAGTTTACGGTAATTGTATTCTTTGTTGTTGTGCTGCCACGGATTAGGTAATTCGATATACATAAAATTTCGAGAGAGTACTGACTTTATTGATGTTTTAATGGTTTCGCTTTTAAATGTCGCTACGGTTTCAATAAAAGGATTGCCATACTGTTCGATAGTAGCTGCGTCATTAACATTTCCTAATTTAATATCTTTATTCCAAGGAATCGAACCGACATAATTCCAGATATCCGATGGCTTATCTTGATAGTCATCACAAGCATATAAATGCCGGGTGCCTTCTTTTTCATAGGGACAATTAACCATAACCCCATTCACTTTTGATAAGTGAGTAATCAAGTTATTTATTTTATCAACACCGATTACTGCATAATAAAGCATTGTCCCGTTGTATTTGGTTGGCAGCGGTCTTATATTTAATTCGTTGACATAAGTATAGTCGTTGATTTTAACAATATCGATACCGGTTTCGTATTCTGTTGTTGGAATAATGCTTGGAATTGGCCCAATGTACTCAATGCCGGGATGTGATTGAGGAGAAAGGTCGTATAACTGATAAGATGCAATGCCGTTAACTTCGAGAGTTGAAGCGATTGATTCATCAATGGTTAGTATTGGAGTCAATTCTTTTATTTTTGAAATGGTATTAATATCTTCGGCTGACTTGGACCGGTAGACATATAATGTATGTGTATTTGATATCTTAGGAATAGACATTTTAACAGAACTCATAATTTAAATCACCTTTCTATTTAAACAGGCCGGAAAGAATCCGGCCTGTTTTGTTTAAGTTTTATTCTATTATATTATTAAATTTCAACACATTCAAGTAATATCTCTGGTGTCTCATTGGTTACGTTAGTATAAGAATCTTCAACCGTTAGATTATATTGCGGCATATCTTTTTTACTATAACTGTCAACATATTCAATAATGGGGTAAACTCCAAAACCAATCCATCGTTTTACTTTTGTTTCAATATCACCTTGTGTAAATCGCCCGCCGAACTCTTGCAGTAAACTATTATCAAGTCGAACGATAATCACACCGTTTTCTTGATAAGGTTCGCCATCATAATAACCGATATCTAAATAATAATCAGACTCGGGCTCAAGTTCTTTTCTAAGAGAATCTTTCATTGATTCGATGACTCCTCCGCCTCTGGTTCTTGAATCTATCAAAATCGTTGATTGCAGTGATGTATTTTGTCGGATATAAACACTGCCGATATAAATATCATTATCGGATTCCGGAATGGCGTTATCAAT